ATCTAAAAATCTAATTACTAGGAAAAATAAAAGAAAATGCCCCACTTGCGGAACGTTTTCTTTCGAGATAAAAGACGACCTTTACATGAACAAATTTGAGTGTTGCTTTGAATGCTATATTCAATGGGTGGAAGGTCGCGAAGAAAGATGGTTAAAAGGTTGGAGGCCTCCAAATGAGAAAAAAGAACAAAAAAAGAATTAATCCCCGGTATTTTTTACACGAGACGACGTTGCGCACAGAGGGACAGTTCGACAACTACCTAAGCGGGTTAGAGGCCTGGAATGGAGCTGTGGGGGAGATGAAGCGCGGCAGGCCCGACTTCGAGCCCCAACCAGATGAAGTTTCGTTCGTATTGGCAGTGGCAGATAGGTTTAACCAATTTGCGGATAAAGAATATAGTGTGCCTAAATGGGTTAATAGATTTGTTGAGAAGCTGTATGTTGAGGACAAAGTGGCCGAACTCAATGCTATTCTTGATGCAGCGCGCAAGGCAGAATTAAAAAATCCGGAGGCCGAATCCCAGCTTGCGTTGCTTGGGCAAGCCCTATCTAAATATGCAGGCAAGACTTATAGAACAGCCAGAAATGTGGGCACAGCTACACAACCTTCACATCAGTCTTCTAAATATGCGCCCAAAGGAAGAAGCCCGGGCGGCGGTTGGTAAACAAAAGGAGCAAATTAAATGGCAACAGTATATGATATAGTAAAAGGAATCAATCAAGCGGCAGCAAATGCCTATGACGGCACACAAATTGCCGGATATAACGCAGATGATAAAGCAATTAAGATTGGTTTACGACGAGAGAAAGGCAACCCAATCACCGATTCCAGAGTGATGGACGGCTTTAAAGTGCGCATTAGCGGACCTAAGCTTATTGTCTCCTACCAAACAGAACTACCAATGCGGGACGTTCACAACACCAAGCTTGATGAAGAAATTGAACAAATCTATGCGGACATCGTCAAGTTTCTCAAGAAAGAATACAAGAGTATCACAAAGGAAACCCTTAAGCTTAAAGACGACGGCCCATGCCGCATTCTTCTGCAGAACATGTCGCGTGTCCGGACCTGGGCCGAGTGCGAAAAGATCTATACTATCCAGGGATTAAAAGATGTTGTTGAAGTCGGCGAACCTTCCAAAGAGGGCCTTGAAAAGCGCTTCAAAGATTTTCTAGAACAAGGGGGCCTGGGCACGCGACCTAAGAACGATAAACGCAAAAAAAGTGAATAATGTCGTACAAGCTTACCAAAAAGCAGATTATCAAAGAGGTAGTCAAATGCGGCAAAACTCCCCTCTATTTTATAAACAACTACTGTAAAATCCCCCACCCGGGCAAAGGGCTCATCCCATTTAAAACCTACGATTTTCAAGACGATCTCGTTGAAGAAATGGCTCTTCATCGTTTCGTCATCTGCCTTAAGGCGCGCCAACTAGGAATCTCAACGATTACAGCAGCTTACATTGCATGGTTGGTCTTGTTCCATCGCGACAAAAATGTTTTGATTGTGGCAACAAAGCTAGCCACAGCAGCGAACCTTGTGCGAAAGGTCAAGATCATTTTTAAGAACCTCCCCAACTGGATGAAGATTTCCGAACTAACGGTAGACAATAAGAATAGCATTGAACTTGGAAACGGCAGCCAGGTCAAAGCGTCGTCGACCAGTGGCGACGCCGGCCGTTCAGAAGCGCTCTCTTTGCTTGTTATTGACGAGGCCGCGCACATCGAAGGCTTGGAAGACCTATGGACGGGCCTTTATCCTACCATTTCAACAGGCGGCCGCTGCATCGCGATTTCTACGCCTAATGGTGTTGGCGATTGGTTTCACGAGACCTATATTAATGCAGAGGCAGGCCAGAATGAATTTGTCGCAACGCGACTAGCATGGGATGCCCACCCTGATCGCGATCCCGAATGGTTTGAAGTCGAGACAAAGAACATGAGCCGCCGTCAAATTGCGCAAGAGTACGAATGTAATTTTAATACATCGGGGGATACGGTCGTCCACCCGGATGATATTATGCGTATCAAAGCGGCTGTGCGCGAACCTACTCATAAAGTTGGTTTTGATCGCAACACCTGGATATGGGAAGAACCAAAGAACGAAAACAATTATTTATTGGTTGCGGACGTTTCGCGCGGGGACGGCAAAGACTTTAGCACGTTCCATGTTTTCAAGCTAGAAACCTTAGAGATCGTATGTGAGTACAAAGGCAAGCCGGCTCCCGATCTGTTTGCCGAAATCACTTACACGACTGCCCGAGAATATAACAAAGCTCTCTTGGTGGTAGAAAATAATTCCGTTGGTTTCCATGTTTTAGAAAAGCTCCGAGAGAAAGAGTATGACAATATTTATTTCTCCAAGAAGGGGACGCATGAGTATGTCGATCAATATGTTGCGGAGGGCAACTCGAATGTCATTCCTGGTTTTACCACTTCTAATAAAACGCGCCCTTTGATTATAGCAAAGTTCGAAGAGTTCATAAGAAACAAAATGTTAACTATTTATTCTAGCCGGTTAGCGAATGAATTAGATACTTTCATTTGGAGAAACGGGAGGCCCGAGGCCCAAAGATCGTATAACGACGATTTGATCATGGCCGCTGCAATCGGTTGCTGGGTACGCGATACCGCAATAATTGAAAATCAACGAGATACAGCATACAAAAAAGCTTTTCTAGATGCTATAATGACAAGCAACTCACAACTAGACACCAGAGTTCCGGGACAGCAGAAGCGGAGCATGTTGGAAAGAGCTTTTGATGAGCGGCAAAAAATGAAAGATCATATGTGGATCTTAAAAGGATAAAATATGGCTGACGGCACAAAGACACGCAACCCTGACTCACCTCTCTTTAAGCGACTTACACGGTTGTTTTCAGGGCCCATTGTAAATTTTAGATCTCAAAATACTCGACAACTACGCCGCAGAAAACTTGACAAGTATGCGCGCACATTCAAAGATGTGGCGGGACAGAAGTTTGAACGACTTGGGTACAATCCTTTGGACAACTACTCCTCGTACTCCATGGACGCCCAAAGCCGACTCACTCGCTACTCAGACTTTGATCAAATGGAGTATACTCCGGAACTGGCCAGCGCGCTAGATATTTACGCAGACGAAATGACGACCTTCAATGTTTACAATAAAATGTTGAAGATTCAATGTCCGGATGAAGAGATCAAACAATTGCTGGAGACTTTATTTTATAAAGTATTGAACTTAGAATTTAATTTGTTTGGCTGGTCCCGAACAATGTGCAAGTATGGCGACTTCTACCTATACCTGGATATCGATGCCGAGATGGGGATTAAGAATGTCATCGGGCTCCCCACACGAGAAATCGAAAGGCTGGAGGGCGAGGACAAAAACAACCCCAATTATATTCAGTATCAGTGGAATTCCGCCGGCGTCACTTTCGAAAATTGGCAAGTGGCCCATTTCCGCATCCTAGGTAATGATAAATTTGCCCCGTATGGGACGTCAGTCTTGGACTCGTCTAGAAGAATTTGGCGTCAGCTAACCCTTCTAGAGGATGCGATGATGGCGTACCGAATTGTGCGGTCGCCTGAGCGAAGAGTTTTCTACGTCGATGTAGGCAACATTCCACCTCAAGATGTGGAGCAGTTTATGCAACGCTTTATTACGTCCATGAAACGAAATCAAATCGTAGACGCGGATACTGGTCGCGTGGATTTGCGCTATAACCCGATGTCGGTGGAAGAAGATTATTTTATTCCTCAACGAGGCGGCGTCTCCACCAAGATCGAGAGTCTACCCGGCGGCACCTTTACCGGCGATATCGACGACGTGAAATATCTCAGAGAAAAAATGTTTGCGGCACTCAAAATCCCAATGTCTTATTTAATCCGCGGAGAAGGGGGTGAGGAAGATAAAGGCGCATTAGCGCAAAAAGACATTCGGTTCGCGAGAACGGTCCAGCGGTTGCAACGGTCCCTTGTTACAGAGCTTGAAAAGCTGGCAGTTATTCATCTTTATGTTCTAGGCTTCCGCAACGACGATCTTCTTTCTTTTAGCTTGAAGCTTAATAACCCATCTAAAATTTCGGAGCTTCAAGAACTGGAAAGTTGGCGAACGAAGTTTGAAATCGCGAGCAACGCGACAGAAGGTTTCTTTAGCAAGCGCTGGATCGCCAATAATTTATTCGACATGTCGGATGAAGATTTCTTGCGCAATCAGCGTGAGCTTTTCTATGACAAGCAAGTGACGCAGCAACTAGAAGGTATCGCCCAGGCAGCCGAAGAAGGCTTCGGCGGCAGCGGTCTTGGCGGTGGCGGCGGCGGTGGCGGTGATTTCGACATGGACACGGGCGAAGAATTAGGCGGCGAAGAGCTTGGAGGCGATGAGCTTGGAGGGGAACCCCCACCAGGCGACGAGAGCCCGTTACTCGCCTCCCCTGGTGAGCCTCCCGCTGGAAAGCGTGATGATACCATAAAGTATATTAATAAGGCCACGGGTCATACTACAACTAACAAGTCCAAGGCCAAGGTTTATAAGCCTGAAAAGTTTGACAAGCGCGACATGGGCGCGCGCAAGCGTCAGTTCACAGCAATGGGCTCTCATGAAACGGCTCGAATGCCATCGCGGCAAGTGAGAATGAATCTTTCTCCGGGCGCAAAAGAACTTCTGGGCCTAGGCAAAGGTATGTTTGAGAACAAAACAACTAATTATGAGAAGGAAGAAAAAGAAATATTTGAGGTCAAAGAAGATATTAAAAAGCTTTTTGAGAATTTGGAGCAAATATAATGGCTAAGCACAATAAAAAACGCAACACAATGTTTATATACGAAACCTTGATTAGAGAGGTGGTAAAACAATCTGTCAATAAAGACACCGCAAAGCGGGATATCGCCATCGGGGTTCTTAAAGAATATTTTAAGAAGGGCACCCAATTACGCACAGAACTCGATCTTTACCGGACTCTGCTGGAAACAAAGGGGATCACCCCCAAACTGGCGGAACGCTTGGTCAACGAGACTGTTAAACAGCATGGAAGAGTAAACCAGAAGAGGCTCTTCAGCGAGCAAAGCGCAGCCATCTCCGCGATTAATAAGCAAATATCCAAATCCGTTTTTTCTAATTTTGTTCCCAATTATAAAGATCTTGCCACTATTTCCCAAATATTTTCTGACACCACTAAGCCCAAAAAGAAGGTGATGCTGGAAAACAAGTTGATTCAACGCTTGGCGGATCCTGAGTCTGCATCTTCAAGTGTGAAGGGTGTTTCCACCCTGGTGCTTAAAAGCTTTGTGAAGCGCTTTAATGATGAATACGGAAGCCTTCTCGATGAACAAAAAGAGCTTCTTTCTAAATATATTGGATCTTTTGCCGATGACGGTACCGAATTTAATTTCTATTTGAATGAGGAACTCGGACGCCTGAAGGAAACCGTTGCCAAAGGATTCACCGATGACGAGGTGCGCGATGATGCCGGAACGATGGAAAAACTCAAAGCTGTTGAAAACATTCTTGCAGAGTTTGCCCGGAAGCCCCTTGACAATGAGGGGATGATCACAGTACTGAAGATTCAAGGACTGGCAAAGGAATTGCGCGCATGACCATTACCCTCACCTTGACTCAGCCACAAGCAAAGGTTAACCTTAAAGCGCGTAAAACAATGTCGGGAGATGTGATGATATTCGATCATCCGGATTTTAATGTGGTTATCTCCCCCAGCGGCAACAAGGTGCTAGCCCTAGCTAAGGAGCAGTATGGATCACACATTTATGCAGCCCAGTCACGATTATTTGATTATCTGGCGAAGCACGGCGTTGTCGATCCTAGTACCGTTCACGGAGGAAATGTTTTTGGTTCTCTCGAAGGCCTGCTTCTAGAAGTGGAAGAGGCCCAAAAAGACGACGTTAACGCCACTCAAGTGGCCATTTACTCTGTGGCTAAGTTCTTCCAGGGTGAAAAGGGACATTATGATGATATCGCCAAGTTTGACGCAGAGTGGGAAAAAGAGATTACTGACCCCCCGGAAGATGAGACAACTGCGCTCGGTAAAATACCGCACCATGCGCGCGCCGGCGCCAACAATAGCTTCCCTGGATCAACCGGCGCATACGGCCTTGTTGGATACTACATGGAAGAGTCCCAAACGAAAGAGGCTTAGATGCATTTAATATATTTTGTCCTTGCCGCATACGGCCTTACACAGATTCTTGTATACGGCTCTATATTCAATAAGATTCGACCCCCACGGCCATGGCTCTACGGTTTTGGCAAACTTTTTCATTGCCCGATGTGTATGGGTTTTTGGGCAGGGGCCTTTTTGTTTGGAATTAATAGGTATACGGAACTATTTACTTTTGACTATAATTTAGCCAATTTGCTTATTTTAGGGTCTTTGAGTTCGGGGACTTGTTATCTGCTAAGCGTCTTGGTTAACGACTTTGGGTTTAAGATAACCCACAAAAATGAAGGAAACTGTGATGCGAATTAAAAAATGGCAGCTACAACCCGTCAGACGGTGCTGCAGCGGTTCTTAGCTCAGGCGGGTTGCGCCCGTTTAAGGAATAAAAATGAAAAAAGTACTTTTAAGAGAGTTCTTCGAATTAAAATGCGACGAAAGAGGTTGCCAAGATCTTCTCACAGAAGGTGAAAAGAAGATGGTGGCTGAAGGCCATTTGGTCTTCCCCGCCAAGCTCCAAGAGGCAGATGCCGTCAATGGCAATCAGAGAGTGTACACTGAAGAAGTGTTGCGAAAAGAAATAAACAACTATCAAAAGATTGTTGAAGACCGCCGCGCTCTTGGCGAATGCGATCATCCCGACGATAGCGTCGTTAACCTAAAAAACGCCTCTCACATGGTTAATCGAATTTGGTGGGAAGGTAAAGACGTGATAGGCACCGTGAAAGTGCTTCAAACGCCAGCAGGTCAGATTTTAAGAGGTCTATATGAAAGTGGCGTAAAGTTTGGTTTTTCTTCGCGCGCTCTAGGTTCCCTTCAAGAGGGGAAAGGCGGCGTGCAGTATGTCCAAGATGATCTTCAATTAATTTGCTTTGACGCAGTAAGCGAACCATCAGCCCCCGGAGCCTACATTTTGGAAGGCAAAGAGGCCACCCAACTAACAGAAACTGTATACACAAAGGGTGATCGTATCAATCGAGCCCTAAATGAAATTTTACAAGGAAATATTTAAAATGAAAATCACAAAATCACAGCTTAAGAAAGTCATCAAAGAAGAACTCGCAGGGATCCTTGCGGAGCAAGCCCCTAAAAAGGCCGGCTTTTTCAAGCGAGCCTTTAAGATGAAAAGCGACGAGGTGGAAAAAATGATCCGAAATGTAGGCGCAGCACTCGACCGACTGGAGGGGTTGGGCCCCGATCCCGAGTATCTTGAAGCGGCACACATTGAGATCGATAAGTTTGGCGGCGAGGCGGATGATAGTTGGTATCGAAAAATGAGCGCCGCCACCGGCGACCCAGATCAGAGAAAAAGAGTTTCCGCGCTGCGGCAGCGCGCAGAAGCTTTCGCGGGAGGACTGGATGACAAGGCCGTGGCACGCGCGGCACAAAAAAGCAAAGAGGAAGAAGAATACCGCGCCAGGGAGAAGGCCCGAGAAAAGGCCGCACAAGAGAAAGAGTGGGCGGCTGGACGTGAACGCGACAGTCGCTACAAAGCGGACCGGGAAAAACGCCTTCAGGGGCGCGACCCCAAAGACCGCCGAGGAATACAAACTCGCGATGCTTTTTCAGAAAACAAAACTCAAAAAACCCGCGGGAAAACAAAGATCACAAAATCCCAACTGAAGAAAGTAATTCAAGAAGAAATGGAAAAGATCCTCACCGAGGCATAAATGAAAAAATCCCAATTAAAACAATTACTTAAACCTATTGTAAAAGAATGCATTCAAGAAAGCCTTCTCGAAGGAGGAATGCTGTCTAATATTATAGCGGAGGTCACAAAAGGTCTCCAACCGCTGGTAGAGGCCAAAAGCCCCACAACGAAAAGTCCACAGCTTCTCCAGCAACAACAAAAAGAACTCCAAGAACAAAAGCGTGAACTAGAAGAAGAACGCTACCAGCAAATGAAAGAGCAGAAGCGCAAGCTTCTTAACGCTACCGGCTTGCCTTCTAACGTCTTTGAAGGAGTCGACCCTCTT